AAAAGATTCCTTTTCTCAAAATCTCGCAAACCCTTGGTATTACTGGGCTAAAACGGTGTGCTATACAAATCATATGGAGTCACCTGATAAACATAGTAGTTGAAGTAATAAACACCACCCAATGTCTGCAAACCCTCTATCCATCGCTTTCTTTGCCCGAACATCCATTCTTTTAGAGTTTGGAACTCCATTGGAACCCCATTTTGTCAAAATAAGTGCATAGAATTACATAGAAATACAGTGAAATATTTAGTTATTTTGCTGTAAAGCCTCTACATAATCCTGAGTCATACTTTCCCTGTCATTTTCTATTTTATTCTCTTGCAACATCCTCATTATCTTGCAAATTAAACAAAAAGCCGCCTCTTCATGCTCATACAATCCCTCTTCTGCATCTTCATCTATCAAGCGGTTTTTCTCTTCTAGTAAATAATCATATACATATTTTTGTGCATCCGTCATTATATTACTCCTTCTCTTTTTAATTCAATTTCAGCATTGCGCTTTGCAAATTCTATAACCTTGTCCAGCGTAATCGGCTTCTTTTTTGACTTTAATCCAGATACTTTTTCCAACTCTTGCTTAACTGAATCCTCTGTCGCATGTGAGTACAGGTTCATTGTTAACTCTACTGATTTATGACCCATCCACTGTTGCAGAACCTTAAAGCTTACATCATCATTTACACAATTTGTTGCAAATGTATGTCTGAAGGTGTGACTTGAAAACTTTTGAATCTGCTCTACCTCATCTAGCATTAAGTTCATTTCTAATAAATATTTATTAATTACATCAGTGTAGTTCTGCACACACAAAGGAGTATTAAACTTTGTTACAAATAATCTGTCAGAAAATGGAGTACTGTCATTTTTATATTTTAGCGACACTAAACTCTTTTGTCTTATTTGCTTCTTTAAAGCATCATAACATTCATTACTAGCGATAGGAACTTTTCTATAGCTATTATGTTTGGGTGGCTCCAAATGAAATGTTCTCTTTTCATCATCAAGATACTTAGTGTAAGATAATGAATTTCTGACATCAATCTCCATTTTTTTAAAGTCTATACAATCTTCTGTTAAGGCGAATATTTCTCCTGCCCTTAATCCTGTTGATACTGCCACAACAAACATATTGTAATACCATGTACCTGCCGTTATCTCGAAAAACATTTCCTGTTCCCAATTTGTCAATACTCTTCGGTCATCATCTGGCTTAATGTTTGGACATCTGCAACTCTTGGCAGGATTAAACTTAACAAGTTGCTCCTCTAACGCACGATTAAACAAATCGACAAGAACTCTCTTGACTGTATCTTGTACTGACCAAGCATATTTGTTGTGCATTTCATTCAATACTCTTTGACAAGCTACTTTCCCTATATCAGCTAGTTTCATCTTTCCAATATGTGTTTGGATGTGCTGCTTATAAATATGATGATACACTACTCTAGTGCCTGGTTGTACATGAGGCACTTTATATACCTCATCCCACAGAACAAACCATTTATCCATTGTGATTTTTGTATCTGACAACGAAACACCAAGAGTCACTTCCGACTTTAATTCATTTAATCTTCTTTTAAGCTCTCTTAAATCCCAATCCCTAATTTCTTGCCTAACTCCTTTTATATCAATGTATCTTCCAGAGTATTTGCCTTTGGATTTGCCAGATGTAATTTGCCTTATTCCTGAACCTAATTCCTTCCCCTTTAAGTCTTTTCCCATTGCTGAGACTCACCTCCTTTTCTTATAGGGAAAACACTTGGCAAGACAGTTTGCACCTCCATTATAAGTGGCCGAACTATATTACTCAAGTGTTTTTTATATCTTTATAAATATTCTCAAAATCATCGAATTATATACTGCTCACTACACCATTTGTCAAATGTTTCTCTATGAAATAAAAGTTTCTTACCTACGTAACTGATAAAATCTAAATCCGCATTCTCTCTTACGATATCCCTTAATGTGCAAATACCAATATTTGAAATCTCACTAGCCTCTTCTAGTGTTAGATTTATTTTATTATGTATTGCTACTTTCTCTCTGCTCATACCACTCCCCTTAATACCTAAACCTACTTCCCTGTACTACCAAATCCACCAGTGCGAACGCCTATCACTTCTTCTGTGTCAGCCACTCCAAACGGAACAAACACAGCTTGAGCAAATGCATCCCCAGCATTTAATTCTAAATCGATATGCCCTCTATTTTCTATCTGTGTAAATAGATGTCCTTCGTTATCAGCGTAATAGTAATCGCTATCTACAACTGGTATCGTGTTTGATATGAACATTTGATTTTTTGTTCCAAGGCTACTTCTTGGATAAATCATCATTACATAACCCTCATCCATTTTACACCTTAAGCCTGTAGGTATTCTTAGTATTTCATTTGGCTTCAATGTAATCGCATATGGTACAGCTATGTCATGCCCTGCCGAACCACTTGTTGCTCTCACAGGTAGCTTTATTTCATTATAATACTCTTTCAAATTATCATCATGTGACCTTAGATGATAAGTTAATAAGTCACATTTTCTGTTCACATATAACTTTGCATATAACTCTCTAACATCTGCACTCCACTGGTCAAATGATACCTTTTCAAACTCTGCTACTTTATTCATCCTACATTAATCCTCTCTTTTCAAAGTACTTCTCCACCGCTTTAAAGTCTTTAACCCAATCACCATTCCAAGTCTCATTCCAAGGCTTCTTAACTCCAAATGCAATTTTATTTTCACATACACACTCTCGCAAATTCTTGGCTAAATCATCAATATAAAATGAGTTTTCGCCCGACATTTTAATGTGACCCTTGCTCTTATATTTATTCGTATCTACTCCTATAAAATAACAAAACGGAACATGTTCTTTAGTAAACTCTTCCTTTAGTGCTAGGTTAATTGGATGCCCCATAGTCACTATGAAACACCTATGACCGAGATAATTCCATCCTTTAAGAAACTCTACACACCCATCAAAGAACTTAACTTTATCAAAAAATCTTTGACTCTTGAAAATGTCATAGATATACCCTTCAGGAGCATACTTCAATTCTTTAAACCCCCATGTTTGTATCATGTGAGGAGACATGCATCTATTGAAATCCTCATTATAGCAATCTACTATCACTCGTGTAGAATCAATCATTACCCCATCCATATCTATATACAACGTTGGCACTGAATCATACTCGGTAGCCATAATGTAATCCATTATCTTATCCTTCACCATCTTTATCTCCCTCTTCATCTAAACACACACCTAACCCCTCTAATGCACAAGCAAACACATTGCACCAACTCCTTGATTGCTCAATTATCTCTTCATGTTTATTAAAGGTTTTATTAAAAGCAACCTGCACATTCGCTATTTCTTTTGCCTTGTCTACCAAAGTTGTATTTATATAATCTTTTAACATATTAAATTCTGTCACTCAATTTCTCCCCCTATTATTATTCCATTCATACTAGTCTGGACAAAAGTTTTTTGTCGGATATTTCTTATTTGGGTCAGGCTTTTGCACCCTACTCCAGTCCAACTCAACTTTACATCCATCACACTTGTTGCTTGATTTGTCTACTCCACTCTTGCATATCTTACAAGTATATCCATTAAACATATTCAAAAACGGAACGATTATATTACTCAATCTGCATTCCTCCTTTATCCACATCTTCGTGCTGTGATGTTTCTGGAAAACTTGAATTGCCAGTTGCTATGATAGTCCTTCCCATATTTCTACTTGGCACATATAACAACACTCTCTCCATGAGTTTTTGCACTTTTAAATGCTGTTCATTTATTTGTTTTTCTAGCCTATCCATTCTATCCTCAATGGACTCAATTAATTCATTTTCGTCTTTTAAATCTTCTGTTTCATTTTCAGGAACATCAATAGTACATTCGCTACACTCACTACTTAATTGTGTCTTTTTCATTACCATTCCCTCTCTTTCTAATCAGGTCGTACTTTGCAGATACTGTAACAATAACCACTAATATAACTGCCGATAATACATTCTTTACAAACTCCATTTCTATTCCCTTTTTGCCTTCCACTTCTCTCTATCAAATCCACAAATGTACTGATTTGACGAGGCCAAATTAATTCCAAACCATTTATTATTATCGGTTAATTTGGTTTTATCATACCTGCCTACTTTGATATAGTCGCACTGCTCTATTACTACATCAGACAAATAATGCATTTCATATCCTGTAAACAACCAAATCTTTTTATTAAGAGTGTTGAGTTGTTTTAATAAACCAACTACTTCCCACAACGGATTGTCTAGTGGCTCTCCACCCAACACCATAATGTTATCAATTAGCAAATCAAACTCTTCTACTTTGCTCTTTATCTTATTAAAATAATCCTCATTATACTCATCCCCTAATGCGAAATCCCAACTCTCTGGATTGTGACAATCCTCACAATGAGGATTGCCCTTGCATCCAGCGGTATATATTTCTAACGCTTTTAAATTTACGTTGTATTGAGTTGCTAATATTCTCATAACTATAAAATCCCTTTATAGAATTGCCTGTTCGGAAAATCTTCTTCTCTTCGTTTCTTGTGCCAATTTTTAACATTGGTCAGGAACCCTACAACTCTGGTGTATTTATTTTCAATCTCTCCACCACAGACGGCACACACATTGTCATTACTCACAGTCATGTGACCTTTTGCACACTCAGATAGAACATAATTTATTGCAAAATATACAACTCCTTGTTTAGCAGCTACTTTAATTAAATTAGCCATACTCATTGAATTTTCAATTCCTGTATCGACATTCAAGTGACAAATTGCTCCACCTGAAAAATGTCCATCAAACAATCCTTGTAGTTTTATTCTATCAATCATATCTGCGTTGGTAACAAGAGGAATAAATTGGTTACTGTAAATCTCAAACCTATCTTGATATTTTAATAGTCTATCCTTGTCAGCCATTTTGATTGACATATTTTCACCAGGCACTTGCTCACAATTGTGGGGCGCTTTATATTTTTTCTGATGCTTGTCGTTCTCACTGTTAATAACTTCTAGGATTTCAATTGCAAGTTTCTGACCATCTGCTGTAAGAATATCCTCTCCCAACAATTCAATACATTCATTGAATCCATTTACGCCTGTAGTTGAATATTGCTTTGATAACTCCATAAAGCCATATGTATACAGTGGCTCATTGCCATTCGCTATACGCCTGTCGATAACTTTTCTTTTGGCGTTATTTATTCTTGCACTAACCTCAACCATCTTTCTTAACTCCACAAAGAAATCTTCTCTATTTGGATATTTAATTGCCAATCGTGGGAAGTTAATTGAACATACTCCTAAGCTTCCAATTTTTGTTGAACCAGAACCAAAAGAATTAAAGTATTCGTTTACTCCATCACTTCTTAACCTACAGCAACTAGAGATTGTTGAACTATCTCCACAGTAAATATTGATGAATCCAAACTCTAAGTTTTTATCTGACACCATTTGTAAAAATGGCATATCTTGAATATTCTTGTCTTTGTCAATAGATAAACAAGCTGTTGTTACTGGAAAAGTTAGACTTGTGCGAGACAACTCTTCATTCATTATATTCAGAAACAATTCTTGCAACTGTTGAATAATCTCAATGTCAGGACTGCTTCCATCTGGAAATATATAATCTTCACACATCTGTTCCAAGAAGTACTTATCATATACACTCACATTGGTGAAAGGACTGTTTCCTGAAACAAACAGCTTGCCATCTTTTCTAAATACAACCACACCATCGTCTGTTGTTGGACACCAAACCTTCCCTTTATAATGATATGTTAGTTTATTCTTCGCAGTTTTGTCTTTTCTATTTTCTGAATATGGAATAACATAAATTGTTGCAGTTTTATTATTCCCAATTACTCTCTCCGTTATCTTGCTTCCTCTACAAGCCAAAAAACAAATGTGTTGAAGAGAGTCTGCAATGTTGTAGTTGTCACACTGTAGTTTTTGCCTTCCATATTCTTTTTCAGATGTATGTCCATCCATTTTAGACCATAAATCGATTACCCTTCCTGCCTGTCTTTTGCTGAGCTTGAACATCCAATCAGGTAGCTCTTTTTTTGTTCCATTTAATAGTGCTACTATATCTTTAGAGTCTTCTGCGCATATTGAATATTCGAGAGTTCCATATTGTTTGCCAAACCCACTTTCTCTTTCAATTGTTGTATATTTCTTACCTAAACATTCGATAGTCTTAGCGATAAATTCTCTTCCCCATCTTCTATCTGACTTAAATATACTGATTCGAGGCGTTTTTCCTTCGCTCGTTTTGATATTCCCATCGGTTAAAACCAGTACACACAGGTCTAACATTTCATCCGATATATTATAATCATCCCTATCATTCTCTTGCATAGCCACTGGAATAGTTAAGGGAGTTTTGAAACTTATCAATTCCTCAGAAGGAGAAAGCATATACTCGCAAGAATTATTCCTTTTATATAAGACTCTATGATTAGGAGTGACGGCTTGAATAACATCTCTTCCTTTATACTCGTGTATCACCCCATCATATTCATGTATATTTACACGTTTTACTTTCTGAATATTAAGACATCCGTTCCTCCATGTATAAATATCATCCCCAACCATTAACTTATCATATGACTTAAAGCCTGTTGGCGTAAGCACCTCTGTGTCTTCGGTTACGCATTGATTCGCTCTCATCGGCTGATTGATTGTATACACCATTGACACTAAATTTTCTTTTACATAAGCCCAGCAGTCCTCTTCACTTTTAAAGTTGAAATGTGCATCTGATTTATTGTTTAGTATGTTCTTTACGTAGTAACTCATTACGACTAACAAGTCTGCTAATCCAGTTGCCCCCAATGTTGAATTGCTTGCAATTACTGTAAACTGCTCAACCTGTGACTTAAAGGCATACAAGTATTTTGGTGGATGAGACTTTACTTTCTTCACCATTGGCAATCCCTTTAGCATCAAATCGTAAGTTGAATAGTTAAAGCAATACGGCATTCCAGCTCCAATGCCATGTACATCATGGATGTAAATATCTCCTGTAACTTGCATTTCAATAATGTTATTAGCCGCCTCATGACCGTACAGTCTTTTGAGTTCTTTCCATAATACATAGTAACTATTTATTTTCTTGAATGGCTTAGGTAACTCCGTACTATACGCTATTACACTCATGTCATCTACATTCGCATTGGCATCTATACTAGCATCAGATGTTACTTTGGCTGAGAAGAAGTTCCTACTAAACTCACTCATATCCAATTGCTTACCTATACCATCTAAATCAAATAATTTATCAGGATACTTTGCCTTTAAGTGCATCCATAAATCATCAAATTTGTCCTCATATGTAGTCTTAAAATACATCTATTTGTCCTCTTTTCCAATTAGTTATTTTGCCATTTTGAATTTTTGATATATAATTGCAACTCCTCAGTATTTATCACAGCATCTTCTGTCTCTGCAAAAGGCATAGACATAATTCCATTCTCTCTTGCAACAGCATTTACGATTGATAAATCAGTTATTTCCTTATATTCAATTTCTTCTTTGTCCATGATTTGCTTTATCATTTGGCATTTAGGACAGTTGTTAGTATAAAATTTAATCATTTCATTATTTCCTCCAAATATTTTCTTGTATTTTCTGTCACGTCAAAAGTTGCTCTTCTGTGAGCATCAAGTAAATTTCTTAATGCTTTACCTGCTCTCCAAGCATTGTATTGCAAGCAATATTTATAAGCTTCAACCATTTCATCAGTCACTTCTTCATCTGTTGAATAACACTTGTCCTTAAGATATTCAAGCAGCTCTACTCTTTCATTGTTCATATCTACATTATCACTCATTAGCACCTCTTCTTATTTTATACTCACAACTATCGCTTTTTGGGCTGTCAAACTCTCTCACTTTTATTCGCACGTTGAATGGGGCATATTTATACCATCTTTTACAATCCCACTTCTCCAAGCATTCCTTATTGTCACAATAAATGCCTTCGTCTACTTCTGGTTTTGTCACAGTTTTACTTCTCACTTTCGCTTTCCTTTTCTTTCAATTTGTTTAACAGGTGAGTAGCATAGAATATAATTTTTTCAACATCTTGAATCGGATTTCCTTTTTTATCCCATCTAAAGGCATACTTAATTATGTTACTTGTATCTACTGCAAAAATCCCTGTCATATTCTCTGTGGCAGCTTCCATTGCATCAATACACTCAATGCCATTTTTTGACTGATAGTGCTTTGGAGAAGACACCATTTCATCTTCTGATTGATAATTCCCTGGCTTATTTGTTCTTATTACACTGTCAGTAATTGTAGCCATTTGCTCATCATAGCTTTTTGCTGAACTTGTATTATTCTCCATCCAAAGTTTAGTACTAACAGTACTCACAGATTTACGCATATTTAATTAATCCTCTCTATATTGTTATTGTCTACTGCACAACTAAAACTACAGTATATACTTTCCCTACCATCTATCCATTGCTCATCACTCTCATCTATTTTGCCTTTGCAACAAAGGCATTCAGCAATTATTTCAAGCTCTGGTGCATTTGGACATCCTAGCCTACAAGGTTCTGTCCTACATTCACTACACATACCTACACCTCTATTATTTTCTCAAACTCTTCTTCTGAGATAATCTCAACTCCAAATTCCTTTGCTTTTTTATTCTTAGATGAATTAGATTCCTTATCGTTGTTAATTAAATATGTTGTTTTAGCTGATACTGAACCAGACACCTTGCCACCCAATGATTCAATTTTATCTTTCAGTTCATCTCTGTTCGCAAACTTGTTTAAACTTCCAGTGATAACAAATATTTTGCCTGTTAAATCTGTCTCGCTTGTTGTAGGTGTGTTAGGCTTTATAAAATTCATTTCCTCTACCAGCTCATCAATCCACTCAATATTTTCTATAACAAATTCTTTGAGAGATGATTTCATCTGACTTCCAAAATTAGGAATGTTGCAACCATCTGAGGAAAACATGGTGGCCATGAGAAAACTTCCATAGCAATAATTACAGTGTTTAGCCAATGCTTTACTAGCCGTTCTACCTATTAATGGAATGGATAGTGAGTAAATAAACCTGTCTAACGTAACCGCTCTGCTTTTTTCAATTCCATCCAATAACCTATCAACTGATTTTTCTCCTAATCCTTCAATTTTAATCAGCTCTTTTCTGTGCTTTTTCAAACTATAAATATCAACGAAGCTATTTATTTTTAAGTAATCTACTATTTTAACAAAAGTTAATCCTGACACTCCATCAATATCCATTGCATTTCTGCTAACAAAATGAGATAATTTCTTTATGAATACCGCTGGACACAAAGCATTTTCACAGTGAAGAGTTGTTGTTGAGTATTCATTAAGACAAACAATGCTTTCTTTTTGCTTTGCAGTTTTATTACAGCTAGGACACATCGATGGGATACTAACATTGTTGCCTTTTGTTAGGCTTTCGTGAATCTTAGGGATAATCATATTTGCTTTGTAAACTCTTATTGTATCTCCAATGCCAAGTCGTAAATTTTTTATGTATGAAACGTTATGCAGTGTAGCTCTTGATACATCTGTGCCATCTATTTCTACTGGTTCGAATATAGCCACAGGGTTAATCAGCCCTGTTTTTGAAGTATTCCACTCCACATCCAGTAATGTAGTTTCAAACAATTCATCTTCAAATTTATACGCAAGGCTGTGTCGGAAGAATTTCTCAGTTCTGCCTAATGATTCTGCGAAAGTAGTATCATCATAGGAGATTACCACTCCATCATATGGAATACCCCTATCAACTGCCTCTTCCTTAATCGTATTGACATATCTTTTTATCATATCTTTATGAGAATTGGCATTTATTCTAAAGATGATTGGGTCTTCAAAACCCAGCTCAATCAAACATTTAACTTTGTCAAAATGAGAGTTGATATCATCAAATCCTTTTGTAACTCTCCATGGAATAAATCTCATTTTTCTTTCAAATGCAGTCTTGCTATCCAGTACATCTAACGAACCACTAACTAAATTTCTAGGATGTTTGTATTTTTCGTCACCGCTTGGAAGGCATTCGTTAATCTTATGAAATGTCTGATAGTCTATTATTGCCTCTCCACCAACCAACAACTCATCTTTATAAGGTATTCTTTGAGGTACATTTGCTATTGTGAGTATATTAGTCAAAACATTTTTGCCTTCTATTCCGTTGCCTCTGGTAGTTGCACCAACCAACTCTCCCCTTTTATACCTCAAAGTCACTGCCAACCCATCGTACTTTAGCGACAACACTCCATCCCCTTTAGTTACGAAATCAGCCAAGTCAGACATGTCTTTTGTTTTGTCTAAGGACAGCATTGGGAAGCTGTGAGCAACCTTTTTCAACTCATCAATTATCTCGTATCCCACATTAATACTTGGAGAATTATTAAGAACCACTCCACTAATTTTCTCCAACTCCCTTAGTTCTTCATAGAGTTTATCCCACTCTTCGTCATCCATAATCGCAACATTTGTATAATACTCCTTAGATGCCTCATTTAACTTTTCTATCAAACTTTTCATTCTCTCTATTCTATTAATAATAGCCATTTTTATATTCCCCACCTTTCAATTTCATTGTAGAATCTACTACATTCTTCTTTATCACTTATCATATTGATTTCTAAGTCTCTGGACAGCCCAAGTCCAAACAACCCAACTATTGACTTGCCATCAAGTGTCAAACTCCCACACTTGACATCAATATGACCTTTGTATTTATTTGCTATCTCCAAGAACTCTTTTACGTCATCAATTGTAACTAGTTTAATTCTTTTCATATATTTGATAGTTTCTCCTAATCTTCTATTTCTACAACTCTATCTCCAACTTCCTCTATATCCTCTATGAAGTCGCAATATGATTCTAATACTTGACAGGCGTAATCAATCTGCATTTGAGCAGTCGCAATATGACCTAACAAACCTTCTTTGACAAGTCCATCACACCATGGGGCAAGTTCTTCCTTACCAACCTCATCAAACAAGTCTACAATCTCTTTTTCTATTGACTTCATTTTATTCAGTATTTCTATTTTCTTCATTTCCCACCCCTTCTTTCTCCAAAAACATTGGCAAGTTTGTTTTTCTGTCAAAGTTCTCCTTTTTCTTAATTGCAGTACCTATCGTTCTCTCTTCTCCCAAGTGATAGCATTTCTCTCTTGTTCTTGTTACAGCAACATACAATATATTTGAGTTAAGCATATATGTATGAGCCTTTGGAGAAATTAAAATCGTTACTTTCGAACTACCACCTTGCGCTTTGTGTATTGAATAACAATATGAAAGTCTCAGTATTTTCAAATTACTTTTTACATAGTAAATTGTTTCAGTCTCATACTTAACTACCATTGCATTATGAGTAATATCTATTACTTTTCCACTTTCGCCATTAGCAATAAAAGCTACATCGTTTTCATTAATCCATTCTTCGTTATACCGAACTGCTTTGTAATCATTTTGAACACACATGACAATATCGTTTAATCTGTATTCTGATTCTCCAAACACTATCTTCTTTTTTGGATTAGGATTCACTATGTTTTGCAGTATCTTATTTATTACAGTTGTGCCATAGTCTCCCACGTTATAGGCTGACATAACCAATATATCTTCTGGCTCGACACCCTGTGATAGTAGTTTTTTGTACAACATCACAGCATATTTAACCATCTTTTCTTGTGCCACTGGAAAGAAAGTATATGATTTATCATCACCAAACACTTGCGGCTCCTTGCTCTCCGACAAATATTTATTGCTTTCTCTTATGTCTGTTGCAACAGTTAGCACACCACCACTGCCATATCTAAAAATCTTGTCCAATCTTACAGTTGGTATCTTACCCCAAGCTAATAAGTCATATAGAATATTACCAGCAGACACAGAAGGAATCTGAGCATCATCTCCAATTAACAGAAGTTTGGTTTTGCTAAAGTTTATCGCCTTAAGCAGTGTGGAGAACAAGTAAATGTCAATCATGGACGACTCATCTGCTATTACCACATCTACCTCTAGAGGGTTCTCTTCATTGTATGTCCATCCAAATTTGGGATTATATCCTAACCCTCTGTGAATTGTCATTGCATCCCTTCCTGTAAATCCAGACAAAACCTTTGCTGCTCTTCCTGTAGGGGCTAAAAGCAGACACTTTTTGTTGTGTGCATCTAGCGCATTTATTAAAGCCTTTGAAGAAGAGGATTTTCCTGCTCCAGCATACCCCACCAGCATTGCTATATTATGTTTATACACATAGCCCATGGTCTTAAATTGTTCAGAGGTAAGTTCAAAATCCTCAATTTTTTTAAACTGATATAGCTCGTAATCCCATATTGTATTTTGAGTTAAGGCAAATTTAATTCTTTTAGCAATATCTTTCTCGGTTTCGTAAGCTGTTTTTCTTGACACCCTCAGCGAATCTCTGTCAAATATCACATCATTATCGCCCTTAAGAATTGGTGCTAAGTTCAGCATTGCCTCTGGAACTAGGGATTCAAATTCTCTTTTCAACTCACCTACTGGAATAAATGTGTTTCCACTTTCTTCATTTTCATTTAGGATATAATCAACACAAGCCTTTGCTCTTTGGTAAGATGGCTTTAAATCAAATCCAAAAAATAATACTGGCTTTTCGCCCTTACTCTTGCTTGCACGTGACTCCTTTTCTAACTCCAGCAACATGCTATCTGCTGTCTTAAAACCTATCCCACTAAGCTTGCACAAGCATTCGTAAGGCTCTTCTCTTATTACTTCTTTAACTTTTTCTACTGATGTATACTTGTCATAAATCTTTTTTATCACTGACAGACTAAACAATCCTTTAAATTCTTCTACCAAATCTGCTAGTTTAAAGTTCTCTATAACCTTGCTCTTTATTACATTAAATGTGTATTCTTTTATACCCTTGGTTTTACTTAAATCCACAGGCTTATTCTTCATAATTCTATCTACTATATCTGGATAAGCCTCAAGGAGTGTATCTGTTTGCATAGGAGTTAGGATTTCATATAGAAAGTTTCTCGTTGCAGCCAAGGTCGTAGGTTTATCTCTTCTGATATGAATTACTTGATACCCAATGCCAAATTTATCACTTACTTCTTTTGCTTTAACGGAATACTCAACCCCCAAATTCAACTCCTGCATATTTCCCTTGATTGTGGCCATACTGTATTGATTTAATTGAACCTCTGGATATTCAAAAGAACTTATTGAGCAGCCGTAGATTCGAAAATCATCCGAATTAAACACCAGTCGCTCAGGAATACATTTAAACTCTAATATCTTTTCTTCTATTGTTAATACACCTCCCAGCCAACAAGCACTTTTTCAAGTTCGTCTGTTTTTGTCCAACTTCCATTAATCATTTTTCTCTTCGCCTGCTCTCTAAACTCAATCACTTTTAATACATTCTCTTCTTTGAATGGATTTTCTAAAAAACTCTTTCCTGCTGTTATTTTAGTTTTCAACATTGTGCCATCTTTCAAACTATACAAAGACATATACGGCCTGCTCTTATCTTTATAAAACTTCATCTCAACAACATAATACATACTTTTTGGTGCATCAGGATTTACATAAGAAATATACTCCAAAAACTCTAACTCATATTTGATTTGCTCTTTAATCGATAAGGGTTTATCTTCAATTAAAGCCGCAACTCTCTTGATGTACTTATCCATATCGAGTTCTTTATATAACTTCTCTGTTTCTTTGTTGTAACAATCTGTAAACAAATCCTCTCTAATACCTAATTGCTCAATATCATCTTTTTTAATTTGCTTTCTATTATATAAATCCTCAAAAATATCTATAATGCTTAGAAGTTTTTTATTACCACCAAAGTCTGAGAAAAAATTTAATATAGTTAGTATTCTTAACTGCCTAGAATCACAAAGCTTATTCTCTTTTATGCCTTTTAATATATCTATGAAATCATCAAGCTTATTGCTGTTAGCAAACTCATATAGTCTGTCCGCTATTTGCTCGTTGCAAAATTTAATTGAAGCTATGCCCTGGTAAATACAATTATTTTCTTTGTCACACGTGTACTCTGCCCCAGAAAACCCATATCTTAGTGGTCTAATCTCATATCCTTTAGCTTCTACATACTCCTTAATTTTTGCTGATTTTTCTGCATTGTAGGAATATACATTCAAAGCTGCTGTTAGTGTTTCTAAAGGATAATAATGTCTAAGGTAGCCCACAGCATATCCCAGGTGTGAATATGGCTTTGCGTGATTAATACTAAACAAATAAGCACTAGCATCAAGGATTATTTGTAGAAAGTTTTCAATCAACACCTCTGCATCTACTCTTTCAACGCCATATTTATCATACATTGATGCTACAAACCCTTTGATATAATGGTCGCTTTGTTTGTCGCCATTAACCATATACCCACCATCTTTTATAAGGGGTATGTACTGCTCTGTTCCTGTTTTCTTAGCAAACCCACGTCTTACAGTATCCGCTTCTCCCAAGGTGAATCCACAAAACTTATGAAGAAACTCTATGATTTGCTCCTGATAAACTAAATACCCTAACGTTGGTGCTAAGAAGTCGTTCAATGCCTCGTGGCCATTGTCTCTAAATAAGCCTTGCGACAACTCTTCTCTATATGACTCTCCTGCTGGTCGTATTGCCCCATTTGCCATTGACATTAAATCTATGTAATTAAAATCTGGAGTTCGCTCCACAATGTTGTTGATACTATTTTCGCTCAATACATCTCTTAAGTACCTGCTTGCAAAGTCTGATTCAAACTGAAATATCAAAGTTGTATCTTGGGATATATCACTCCATACATTCATATCCTCAAAGTCCATGTTTTCAGGTGTAAGAAATGGTATGTTGGCCATTTTGCAAGCCCTGTCAATCAAACCTACACAGTCAAGCCCCAGCAAATCTAACTTTACATAATTTAAAAGGTCTAGCTCTTTCATATTTATCTGAGATATAGGCTTGTCATCTGATGATATATACATTGTTCCAAACGTATCATCAATTTGATGAGGTGATACAATTACCCCTGCGGCATGTCTTCCAACGCTGATAACCGTTCCAATTACAATGTCAACATAGTGAAACAATCTTTTATACTTTAGTCTGCTTTTATCATCTATGTATTCATTGCCATCCTCACCCTTTTCAACCATGTCACTTATTGATTGTGCTTCCTCTTGTTCCATTTTTAGTGCTCTGCCAACTTCTTTTATTGCACTTCTCAAACCAAGAGTGTTATAGGTGATAATATTACAGCAGTGAAGCTTTTCTTTTCTAAACAAATACTCTCTTATTTTTGGGCGGTCATCACTAAAGAAGTCACTATCAATATCGCATAGAGAAACACGTTCTTTGTTCATAAACCTCTCGAAATTTAGACCAAACTTAATGCTGTCTACCTCTGTTACCCCTAGAAGAAAAGCGATAATACTACCAGATACGGAACCCCTTGAGTAGCCAAAGTTGATGCCTTTTGATTTCAGATAGCCTTTATAATCTTCTTCCAATAGCATATAGTCAATTGCTCCGTTGTAGATATATGCCTCCAGCTCTTGCTTGATTCTATTTACATATTCTTGATAGTTTGGTAATTTGTTAATACCTCTATTCTTTATTCCCTCTACTATCTTTTGCTTGAACACAGTCAATGAATCATCATAAAGTTGAGGATATTTGTGGGAAAAATCCAACTCAAATGGTTCAACCATATCTGCCATTTTATTTGTATTTTCTATAGCACTCATATACGCAACTTCTGGCAGTGCATTTTGTTTTTCAAACGCCTCTATCAGCTCTTCATAACTCTTAAATGTTAAATCCCATGTTTCTTCATTTTCAAACCTAACACCTTTTGCCTTTTGTAATATATCTCTACCTGACAAATCTAAGTCATCTAAAGCGTGTGTATCAGTTCCAGCTATCAGAGGAATACTATATTGACCAGACAAGAAATATAGATAAGCATTGTAATTAGCTTGCTCTTCATCATTGTGAGGTTGAGCCTCTAAAAAACACCTGTGTCTATTTTCGTGAAGAAAATCAATATACTTTTGCTTAAGTTTCTCATGTCCTTTTTTTATTACTCCTCCAAGGCAAGCTGTAGTAACTAAGATGTTATTTGAGGTATTTATTAGCTCATCAAATGTAATTCTAGGCTGATAATAAAAATGTCCATCCCTTAAGAATGCTCTAGAAGACAAGTCATTTAATTCATTTACACCATTAAGGTTTTTCGCAATGAGAATCGCATGGTAGTTATCTCTTATTAATGTAGGCTCATCCTCTGTTGACCTTAACTCAATGTTCTCTGTCACATAGAACTCTTGCGCATGAATATATTTCATTCCAGCTTTTTCTATAGCTAGTTTCTTAGAAATCCAACTCAACACAACTCCATGCTCGGCAAATCCAAACGCTGTCATGCCAAGTTCTTTTGCTTTCTCAATATACTTATTATATTTTGTGCAACTATCTATATTTGTACAGGCATTTGACATATCTGTATGCACATGAAATGGTGTGTAGTTACTCATACTCAACTGTTTCTCCTTGATTAATATTTTTCTTTACAATCTCTTTTAATAATTCTTCTATTGAGAAAATCACTGGTTCTAAAGTATCAATATTTCTATTGAGTTTTTGTAGTTCTTCTGCAATAATGCTGATGTCATTCATCTTCTTCTCCATATCCATGATAAATCCTATTGTATTCATCCCACACTTCGAATATATTGGCATCGCATATCAGCCAGTCCTTGAATAATTTTTCAAACGTATCATAGGTGCGGTAAATAGTTTCTCCCCTATCTTCTCCATACGAGTAGCAAGTTTTTTTTATTGCAACTGCAATTTTGTAACCGCTCACCTCTGGAGTTATTTTGTATAAAACACTCCGCTCAAAATTAAAAAAGTTATTATCTTCTCCTATAAATTTACAAATCATAATCTCACCTCGCTTACTTATAGACTATCTAAAAACGACTGCAAGCTTTCGTCTACTTCTTCATCGGACTTATCTTCAAACATTTCTCGTTCTATTAAATACTCATCGTATGGCTTATGAGGTTTTCTACTATACCCTGAAAGAGTAGCTAATCTGAATGCTTCTGAATCAGTCACTTCTTGCCAAAATAATGCATCATCCTTAGTTTGCTCATATTCTTTTTCTTTACTTGCAACCTCTTCTACTGTCTTAATAATCTTATCCTTTAGCTCTTGAATCTTTTCTTCTGTTAGTGGCACTTGAATATAACAGTCGTCAATCACAAACTTAACTCTTACTTCTTCTGGAAGGTTGTCAATGCTGTTTTCTAATATCATTGTGTCGATGTAGTCTTCTATACTATCTTCATACCCAAAGTGCTTAAGCCACATCTTCGCTGTATTTACTAGACTTTCACCAATTGCATTTCTCTCTATGTGCCTATCTTTTAAAGTGCCATTTTTTTGTTCTACTGTAACGGTTGCATATTTGAGAAAATTCCACTCACATGATATTTGCTCTATGTTCACCCCTAACATTTGCCTGGCAGCCTCTGAGTATAAAACAAGCTGTCCACACTCGGCATCTATCTTTTTACCTGTATACTTGGAACTAGTTTTCCAATCAACAATCCTAAGTCTTTTTTTCTTCTCTCCATTTGCATCTATATAATCATCTATAAACATAAAGTCTATGTATCCTTGGCAGTAAATATCATCTGATATTTTCACAGTGACAAACTGCTCTATTCTGTTTGGAGCCGTAATCACTTTATGATTAGAAAAAAAGTGTCTGATACAAGCTTCGTATTTGTCTGCTATTTTTTGATTTTTCTCTGCATCTGACCTATCGTATTTGAGTTCTGACAAATTCATTGTAAATAATAAATCTTCATATTTACCCAGCATTTCTTCATACTTAATTTCACCCTGGTAGTACGCCTCAATAACGTCATGACAATGGCCGCCCGACACAGCATATATTCCATTAAGCCTGTCTTCTTTTTCTTTTAATACATATTTTAAATAATACTCATACTTATCTGTGAGGTAAGTATTGATTCTACTCCATGACCACAGCGTATCAACTCCCAACTCTTCACATAATTTATTTAATTCTTCCTTTGTTTTTCTAGCCAATCTCTATATTCCTTTCGTTCTTTTTCGCAATACACCACTCTATGCTTATATATAAACTCCCATATCTTATTTGTCATATCGGCAGGTGAGTCTTTGCTCCCTTTTTTTATCAAGCCCCACCTGTCAAACATATATGACACATTTCTTATTGAATAAAACTTATCGCATTCCCCACGGATATGGTTTATATCAATCCCTTCGTCATAAGCAATTACAATATCTACATTTAGAGAGATAAGTATTCTTACCTGCTCATCTGATAACTCACAACCACCTATGCTTACACAAGTTTCATCTTTTCGTGAGTGCCTTTTTAGCACTGATTTTTGAGCCTCTAATACTGTAACAATCCCAGCCTTTTGTATAGCCTTATAATTTTCATTCAACCCATAGACATTCATAGCCTTGGGATATGTTTGCGATAACTTATAAAATTTAGGAATGTCTAGCATTTCGTAGTTTTCTACAACAGTTCTTCCTGTGATTCCAATGTACTCATTATCCTGTCCATCCCACTTGCGTTCTGGAATAACAATTCTCTGGCGGTCTAGTGAAAATCCCACATTAAAACGCTTTGCAGTAAATGGCATTACGCCCTCTCGAACCCAGCTGAAGTGAAGAAGGGGCACATACTCACGAATAATCCTCTCATCATATACAGGAATTTCGTCCTGGTTTATTACGAACTTCTTTTTCTTCACTTTTCTAAATATATCTAGTGGACATTGTTGCTTAGGTTCTTTTACCTGTTTATTGTATCTACTATATTTCAGCCCTAATACTTCATGGATATACTTAACCGCCTGTCCAAACGCCACATCCTTTATCTTCATCACAAGTGTGTAAATATCACCCATCTCACTTGTGTCTGACGTTCTGATTGCTGTTGACAAACTATTCTTTTTCACACACACAGCAGTTTTATTTGTGCCTCCTGGCAATGCTGACCGCCATTCAGTAGAATACTCTTTGATGGAATGACACTTAAGCGATTCTAATATCTGTAATATGCAATTATTCTCAATGATATAATCTTTTAATTCACTTGCATCTATTCTCCATCACCGCCTATTCTTCAATTTATTTTAATTCCTTCATTGGCCTACTTTCTTTTCACGAGCCTTTGCAAATCTTTCTCTACAAGCCTCTCGTTCTTCGTCTGTCATCACTCTGCTTATGTTTGGATTCTTACCCAATCTAAATCTATGCAATGAACAGTCTTTTATTTCACACACCTTCACCTCATAAGCTGACCCAGCACAACACTCCAGGCATTTCAACCTAATGGCTTTCATTGGTGTTAGTCTTTTTGTTTCTTCCATATATAAAATACTCCCCTATCCTACTTGTTAGAAATCCACTGGAACTGATGTTATGCCAACTTCTTTCAAAACATTTCTGCTCATGTCATGCTCTACTACAATTTGATGTGAGTTAGCAGCACCCTCTCTGTTTTTAACTATAAAAATTAACTGGTACTTCTTATCTTTATTTAGTGTAACTGGCACTTTGGACTTTCCATTCTTGCCATCAAATTTGTACACGCTCAATGCATTTTTCTCCCCTGTATATTCGTCATCGAATACATCTCTTATCATTAGGCATGTACTAGCAACATCAATTATGTTTTTAGCCTGTCCAATATTATCTTGGCTATAAAAACGCTGTCTGGCTGAAGACTTTGCTAGCTGGAAAGTAATGATAATGTGAATATCTTTGCCTCCATCAGTCTTAACCGAATCATATATATCAACCATTGATTGTTGCATCTCTAGCCACATTCTGTCAGACCTGCTACCAGAATCTGATTTGAAAGTGTCAAGTATAAAATATCGGACTCCCAGACTGGCATATTTTTTTATTACTTTTATTGCTTTGGCAGTTCTATACCTTTTCATTGGAATGATTGTAATAGTATTATCTTTAGCCTTTTCTTTTATCCAAGTAGCACACTTGTAAAGCGTTTGCTTTGTTTCATCGGAATACTTACCATCTCTTACAGTAAATTTCTGCAAATCAAACTTATAGACATTATTTGCAACCCAAACCAACAACTCCCTTTGCCATTTCTTCGTGGATTCTTCGTTAAGCATTATTACAATCTTCTCTCCGTTAGAGATAATAGAAGGTATGCTTACACCTCTGGCAAATGTCGTCTTTCCCATGTTCGACAATCCACCAATAAGAGTAATGTTGCCTGTTAGTTGGCCACCAGTTTCCTTGTTTAGTTTCGGCATATCGTGATAAGGCAATCCCACAGCCATTCCCTCATTAAGCTCTTCAATTAACTCATCAATGCCCTGGTCGATGGAATGTGATTTCGTATCCTCTTCTGCATTAATAAATATGTGGTTCAGCATGGCCTCATATTCAGCATAAATATCATCTAAAGAGGAATCTGCAAACTCACTCAGCCTGTCATATACAGGAAACTTGTGCTTCAGTAGCAACAATACTGTATTCCACTTATGCAATTCATTGATATACCCTGGTAAATTGCTAACACTGACATAAGACTTAGCTTTCTCAATCGTTTCAAATCCACCATACTCATCATACTTTTGTCTTAACTTGTCATGCTTTTCTAGATACAGCCCAACTGTCACTTCATCTAGGCTTGATTTCTTTTCTTTGACAGCAATGTCATGAGCTATCTTCCAATAAACCTTCCATGTGTTTTCTGTAAAGTCTTCTAGCTTTAATTGGTAATCGTACATAAGGTCTGGATTTTTATACATGATAGAGACTATGTTAGCCTCACAAGCTAATTTAAAATCTTTTACCTTTGTTGCAGCCTTTAAAAACTCTTCTTGATATGGAGTTAATTTCTTATCTGTTTTTGTCTTAGCTGACATCTAATACCTCACCATATTTCTTTTAATTTTTCGCTTATGTCTTTTCCTTTTTTTACATATTCAGCACTCTCATTAAACTGATTTTCAAATGATTTACTGTGGATACTTTCTTCTTTCTTCTTACCTTGCTGAAGCCTAATGTATACATCATTCACTTCTTGCTCTACAAACTTCATTATTGTATTTATCTTATGTCTTTCATCTTTTATCTTTGTTTCGTTTTTGTGTAAGTAATCAAGAATCTTGGGCTTGCATATTTTAAAAGTGAACAATATTGTTCGGTCATCATACTTGGCCTGATTCTGAATCCTATTGTTAGCAATGTGCTTTCCTGTTTTAAGTCCTTGAAGCCTTAATGCTAAGTAGGAGGGAAATTTCATATTATCGTCATAGCGTAAAATTTCTTTCTTTACATACTCACACAACTCTATCCACTCTTTATTTTTTGGTTCTTTCTTTTGTTTTTCCAACTCGTCACCTTTTTTATCTGGTGCTCAGATTAACTTCTGAGCACCAATTAGAACTTCCAGTTATTGCACTTGTAACTCTGCAAAATCTACTAACTCTGTTAAATCTTCTACTGTCTGCAATTTCAACATTGAAGGCTTAAGGTCGATACCTTTTTCTTTGCTTAGTGTAAGAATCTTCTTTAACTCTTCTGTTTTATTCTCTTCTTTCCACTTCTTCATTATTGCAATCAATTTTTCAGCTAGCTCTTCTGCTCTATCCGATTCGGCTATTAGTGATTCTGTTGACTTTTCTAAGTCTTTAGCATAGTTAACTTCAATACTACTTAATCCATTCCTTCTATCATAAAATGGCTTCCATAAGTCATAAGTTGGATTGAGAATTATTTCCCCCTTCTTAAATGTATTGGTTCTATCCTTAAGAACAATGGCTTTGTATTCTGCTTCGCCATTTTTATCTTCTGATGTAATGAATCTAAGAACTACATCATAATCATGTTCAATTTTCTTTTGGGCATCGGGTGCATATCCAACAACTTTTCTCTTATCGCCATCACCTTCTGTTAACTCTTTTTCTCGTGCAAGAGATACTATATGAACACCCTTTGCACTCAATTCCATTTTTAATTGTTGTAGCTTTAAGTTGATTAGTTTAACTCTGCCCCACTGCTTAATACTTATTCCTGTGTCGTCAACATCGCCACCTTTTCTCCTGGCTCTTCTTTCTTCTACTGCCAAAGCAGCTACCTGCATTGCGTTAAAGAAAGCGGTTTCACTATCAATTGCCAATGTTTCAATTTGACCATCATATTCACCATCAATCAATGCATCAAGGTTTTCTTCTAGTTCTGATAAATCTGATGTAGGGTCTGCAAATACATAATTATTATATGTTTTGCCATTGTTTAAAGTTATATCTTCGTCAATGTAGTTTGTTGTTCCTACCTCACTATCAATTACACCCACTTTTGGAAATGTAGCTGAGAACCACGTTTTGCCTGTGCCGAATGTTCCAAATGCTAGAAACTTACCTGCTGATTTAACTTTTGTCGCTTTTTTAAATGCCATCTATATTATCTCCCCTATTCTTTCTAACTATAAACCTGCTAATACTCTTTCGAACTCATCATCTTCTTTGTCGTTTCCACCCTCTTCATTACCATCCCATGGCGGCTTTTCTTCTACAACTCCCCCTGCTTCAGAAAGTGCTTGCTTGTAGAAAATCAAATCAGAGCCTTCATACTTCCCATCTTCAAACTGTACAACTGGCTTTCTATCTTCGCCTTGTCCTACCTGTAGAATTTCGGGCTTTACAATAATCATTCGTCTTTCTCTACTTCCACTAGTTGCACACTTGGCTGATGCCTCTTCTTCTGAGTACAACCCCATTTCTATCAACTCCTGAATATCTTCTGGAAGGTCATCCATCGAAATACTCAATACAGAGCTACCTTCATGAAGTTTTCCTGTAACCGTAAGTTCATTAATCATTCCTTTTTTCTTCACCTTGAAGAATCTAGTAATCATTTTTGCTGTGATTTCTGGGTTTTCTGTTATTTCCAGTTCAAATGATTTAGGAAATACAACATTCTTTTTTACTTCAACTTTCTTATCGCCTACCTTTGGATTGCCAACATAGTCAACCACATAGGCTTCAATAGCAATGGTGTTCTTATCTGAATCCTTTTTGCCAACGCTCTTATCGTCAAGTAAGATTGTCTGTGTAAATACAGCTTTGTAGTCACTCTCTTCTTCTACTCTAGATAAGGCGATTGAGGTAATTTCTTTTCTCACTGAAACGTTGTCCTCATACATACTGTATTTCAGATTTCCCCTAATATTTACAGTAACTCCATCTTCTAAATGCTCGCTTAAGTACTCAACTGCATCGTAAGTTGTAAGGAATTTTTTATAAACCGTTTTGCCTTTTACATCTTTTTCAACTCCTACTGTGATTAAAGACGACTCTGCTACTGAATCCAATAAACTTTCGTCTAGCCTATCTTCCCAGGCAATTTCAATCATTGAGCTTTTGCCATCAGAGTCTCTTTCTTTCTCAAATACTTTTATAGGGGTATCACGGTCTGGAAAAAAGCCACCTCGCATCTCTGCGAATACTACATTGCCTTGACCGCAATCTGTTCCTAAATACATTTGGTTATCTGTCCAGCCTGAGTTGTATGTTTGCCCCAGGGTAAATGTTTTGTCATTTACTCTTACTCTTCCTATCAAGTTAAAATTTGCTCTCCCTCTTGACAGTGCTTTTGGTTCTTTTGTTTTTGCCATTTAATACTCCCTTTGTTCTTTCTTTTCTCGTATTGGTTTTTATTCAATTTTTTTTTGTGTTTTTTCTATTTTTTCATACTTTTTACCCATTTTTCCCCAAAAAAAGGTAAAAAAATAATAGACCCTTGTTTTTGTTTCATTTTCAAGCTTTTTATTCACTTGTAAATTTGGTGCCTAAAGTTACACCATAACTACTTTATGCGAGAAGATAAATACTCTTCCTAATATTGTAATTTGTATCCAAGAAGCTACATATTGCCTCCCATTACTTTTGAATCTCGTCATTTCATGTGTTATCATTCTTAGCTCACCTCTCCCATTACTTCTTTTGCTTTCTCTCCTAGCCGATTTCTTAGTGCGTAAATTCCTGATGCACTCAAACCAAACATCTTTGCAATCTCTTTGCATGTATATCCCTCATTTAAAAGAGATAACAGTTTCACTTCTCTTTCAGATAATCGCCTTATCAGCTCTACGATATCTATGCTGTACAATGTACTATTAGTAAATATCAAATCTCCAGATATCTCTTCATCATCTATATCAACTGTAATGCATTTTCTTTTCAGGGCATTCTCTTTTCTAAACTCATCTATGATTTGGTTTTTAATAATTATCCTAGCGAATCTGTCAAACGACACCTTTTCTTTCAAATTACTATTTGTGTACTCAATAGATGCTTCACACAGGGCAATTGCAGCCACACCATAGTAGTCATCTTGTCTCTTTTTTGGGATGTTCAACTTTGTCATGCATTTGTATATTAGCCTATGATAGTCTTCTGCCAGTTTTTTTTGTATGTCATTAATCTCTACAACCCTCCTATTGTCCTTTTATAATCACTACGTCCTATCATTCCACCATTCCACAGCCTTGTTATACCCTGATACAAATCGTATATTAGCTTCATCAATGCGGATTATCTTATCAGAAAATAGCATTGTGTCTTCAGTTCCAGCTTCCTCGGTGCTCCCCAATTCGCATTTGGTACACCTAACTCTGTAGTTTTTAATAATGTTGTTCGATATACTAACCAGCCTACATTCTGCCTCTCCATTGCATCTAGGACATGGCTCTAGTTTTTCTATTTTATTCTTTGTCACGTTTTATCACTCCCCTTTTTGCTTCTGATTAACCTAAAATGATGTTAAATATAAATCCTATAAATAAAACTGTTGTGGTATAAATAACATATCCCATGTTGACAACAAAAACGCTACCAACTGAATACTTTATATCTCTTTCTGGCAGTTTCCCACTTATCATTGCAAATATAATCAGCAACCCTATCACCACTCTTAACGTTAATGGCTGGGAGTTGAAATACTCTGTAACAAACCATCCCCACAACACTGTTATTGTCCATGCGACATACAGCATTACTGGTATTTTGAGAATTGAACCTACCGCCAACCCTATCCAGGCGTTCTTTAACTCCCCATATGCCTTATCTTCTTTTATCAAACCCTCATTTCCTCCTCTAAAAATCTTTCATCAAAACATTTATATTCACTGTCATACTGTGCTTTATACAAATGCTCAAATATTAATGATATACAATTAGTTACTATTGAATTACCTGCTTGCTTATAGAGTTGTGAATTGCTTACACCTACAGCTACGCACTTATCGTGGTCTTCATCTTTAAATCCCATCAAACGAATATATTCTTTTGGAGTAAGCTTTCTAATGCGTGGCTTTAGTTTGTCTAAAACCTCTAAAATCATTGAATCTTTCTGCACTGTCGTTAGGCTATTGCTTACACCATCTAAATTAGGCTCTAGTTTTTGCTCTCTGCCACTTTCTATATCTCTTCCTCTACTTGCTACTGCTATTTGTTCCATATTACATTCCAAAATCTGTGTCTCTCTGCCCCCCCTTCACAACAATTACACGCTGGTGCAATTCCACTAGTATCATATACTCTACCCCTTTGTGGATTATTAAAATTACCAGTTGTAATATGATTGCCTATTTGTTTTACCCTTGGTTCACATTTACTCATTAATTTTAACTTTCTACCCCTCCTCAACAATCATTAATATATCTTGGCTCTTTGTAATCTCTGGCTCTAAGGGCTGGTGCATAGTCTGTAAAGCCCTGCCCTCCTCTTTTGCCACCATCTCTACCTGCATCACTCATATCATATAAGAGGCTGTTTAGTTTATTTTCTGGCATTCTACTTAGTAGTATTTCAACTCTTTCTTGTGGAAGATAATATTTCTCATCTACTCTATCTTCGAGAACATCCTTCAATCTAATACCTGTGTCGAATGGCTTTGGAAATGTATAGCATTCTCTATCTATATCTTTCCTAATACTCATACAGAAAACTCTTTCACGATTTTGAGCGACACCACAGTTTTTAGCATTCATTACTGTCCAGTAGTTGTTATAGCCTATCTCATCAAGGATAAGTAAGAAGTTATTAAAGTCCTCTATGAATTTTGAGCCAACCAGATTCTTAACATTCTCCATAAGTAGGTATTGGGGGGGTTATTGTTTTCTTTAGCTTTATTCAATAATCTAAATACTTCATATACCAATCCACTTCTTGTTTCCCCTTTTACAATCCCTTCTTGTCGGCCACTAACGGAAATCGACTGACAAGGAAAGCTATATGTCCAACAATCTGCATAAGGTAACTCCTCTACCTTGCTAATATCCCCAAGATTTTTTGATACCTTATCTGCCATCCAATATCTTTGTAGTTTCCTACCTTTCATTCTTGCGACGGAATTCGTGCCTTTTTTCAAGTCCAACCCGACGTTTTTCTCAATTAGAACCCTACGCATTTCTTCATCAGATGGACATAAGTGAGCAAACTTATCTATTCTTTCTTCTGTTAACCCACAATGGATGGCTGCGTAGCTTAAAACAGCTTCCTTATCTATTTCTGATGTTGCTATTAACTCACAATCAAACAACTCTGTGGTGTTTATTCCTCTTATCTGACTGCCAATGCTCAACCAGAGAAAAGCTCAATCAAACTTAACTTTGGTTTACTGCTATTCCCTATCTTCATCACTCCCCTCTATACTCAAACAATTTTTCTGTTGCTTTCGTTGCTCTGACATAATTCATTGACCTGGACACTTCCATCTCCCATATACACTCCCAATCAGGTGGTGCCACTTGTTCACTTACAAGAACAACATTGTTTTTACTCATCTCTCTAGCCCAATTCCAAAACTTGTCATAGTTAAAATCTTTGCTAGTTAAATATTTCTTTGTATTTGCATAAGGAATATCACAATAAAACATGCATCCCTTTATCTGGCCTGGCTCATACTTAGAATAATCGGCATATAGAAATACAACGCCTTTTACATTAGGTCTTTGTGCAAGCAAGTTTCTTTTGGTTTCGTCATAGTAACTTCTCGGCTCACCCTTGCTATTCTCTCCACTGTATAATGCATACCCTCCGTCAAAAAATCTCCCACTCCTACTAGACAAGAAACCAATTGCACCTATATACCAATCCTCATACCTACTATCGCTTTGCTTATATGATTCTCTTACATCATCGTAATGTTCCTTTGTTACCTCACTTGGCAAACTCTCAATCTTATCTAGGTTTTGTAGCAAAGCAATTAAGTATTTATTATTGTCAGAGCCTATCTTCTTATTATGATTAACTTTATCAATTACATTCGCTCCACCTACAAATGGCTCTATATATGCAGATGGTTTATACTTCTCAATTCTTTCCTCTATAATCGGAACAATATATTTAGCTATCCGATTCTTACTCCCCATGTATCTCAATATTTCGTATCAGAAAGCAGATATCTCTTACGGTTGCAACACTTAACATCCTTTCTATACTCTATTCTTCTATGTTTTACAATAAGCTGATTTAATCATCTATACTGCAACAAAATCATACGTCTACAATTTTGAAAAATAATTACCTTGCAAGGCTTTAATGATTACTCTTTCAAATTAATAGCACTTCTACAACCTTATAGACCATCCAATAATTCTATATCTCTCTGAATTCAATTCATTTACCAAGCTCTCATATGGGTCTAATCTGTCACCCAAAGCCAACCTCAATGCAGCAGGGCTAAATCCACTTATTAAAGATACCCCTAGCTCATTTTCTATAACTGGTATAGTTTTTGTTCTACTGTAGATATTCCAAAACACCAGCCTTGGAAGTTTATATCCAGCCTCTTGATAACTTTCTGATATTTCAGCAAACAGCTTTTTATCTTTTCTGCCATTAATACCCTTATCAAACTCCATGTCGCTTAAAATTAATATGTTGTCAGGCATATCTTCTTGGCTCATGTTCGCAGCAATGGCTGTGTCAAGTATCAATTTAAAAACTGCTTCTATATTAGTGCTCTCTGCTTGGTTGTAAGCGTGAGCTATATCTAACTTTTGCTTTAAAAATCTTGCGTTACCAAAGTCAACTATTTCAGGCTTTCTGCTGAAGGTGATATATTTATTTTTAAACTCCCCACTGCATCTTTCTGAAAAGTATATTGCTAAAGCATTAGCCACAGATAACAGGGTTATATTAGTGCCATGTATTTTTCTCAACATACTTCCTGAACCATCAGCAACACATATTGTATTCCCATTGTCTTTTACAAAATTTGGCAATGCTTTCCACAGCTGTTCTAGAGTAGCATCGTATTTCTTAATTGCTTTACTCCAAGTTTCCAATCCATAACTCATATATCTGTGAACTATGTCGTGTGGAAATAGAGTATCTGCCTTTATTTCTACGTCACCCCTTGCTAATGCATCAAGGTAAAACTGTCGCCTCTCTCTGTCATTTCTCAAAAAAGCATTACTATAAATCAAATTTGCTCTTGATGGCACTTTAGCATAGTCAATTTGATTAAATTGCTTGGCACTCATCCTTCTTTCCACTATGTCCAATAAATCACGAAGTTTCGCTAGTTTGTGCCTATATGCTTTCATAGATTCATTGCAGTTGCCACCGTACATTCCAGCTACAATTTTCTTCGCATATCTTTTTGCTTTTTTTGAACTTGAATTCTCACTTGGAAGCCACTTGCTTAATAAAGACATTCTTCCAATTCTCTCATACGACATTTCATCATCTGATACAATCCTTGCAAGATACTCCGCAACCTCACTTTCCAACTGCGTATCAAGCAGCACTAGCAAGTCATCCCATCTGCCAAACTCTGGCACAAGAGGATATATCATCCTTGCCATATCTGGATGTTTGTTTCCAAGCCACTCCAGGCAAATGCGAAACAATCTTCTTTCACCCATTCCATTCTTAATATCTCTAGCATAGAAGAGCCACTTGATGGCAAGCAACCTGTCTTCATTATAAACTCTTTCAAATTTACTAATGATTTTCCTTTTGCTCATTTTTCTCATTGAGCCAACTTGAAAGTTAAAATCAACTAATTCTTTTCCAGTCGTCTTGTATCCTAATGCTCGATTTTCTGTCCTGCTAATGTTAGATTCATTCCCTCTTGTCTCTACATTACTCATAAGCGATTACCTATTCCTTCTTTCAGTCTTTCTATTCATAATTTTGTCAACTTTTTCTTTAGCTTTTTCTATCGCTGTTTTGTATACTCCAACCGTCAAATATATTTCTCTTTCTAAATGCCCTATTTCCTTCCACATTGTATCTCTTTCTACAAGTAGCCATGCCACTAATACAACTAGCACACATACCACTACAAGCATCACATATACTAAAATCTCCATTCTCATCTCTCCCTTGGCTTCATAATCTTTTCTACATTCTTCCCACTTATTTCATTTTCATTCTTTTCAATTAATAAAACCTTTATTGCTATTCCTAAAGCCTCTGTTTCACTTTCAGAAATATATCTCTTGTATTTTCCCTTTATGACATTTAGTTTGTTGGCAGCTTGCCTGTTAGTCATCAAGCTCGTCATCTACTTTTATCTTTTTCATCTCTTCCGTTGTTTTTTCTAATATTTTTTCTTTATATGCATCAAGCATCATCTCTTTCGCTAATTCCATTCTGGCAATCTTATTAACCCTACATGGTTTACTACAATACTTCTGCCTTCTACATAATTCACACTTTCCATCTGTTAACCATTGTTCATTATTCATCTATTAGTCTCCTCGTATAAAAAACTTTTCTTTCTGCCTTTATCTCTATAATCATAGTTTTCTCCAGTTTCCTCTTCCTCTTCGTACTGACAACCCTCTAAACCTACGACTGTTGTTTGACCCATAAAATATATTTAAGAGTTCCCTCATAGTCTTCCTGTCAACAGTGCAATCAAATTCATAAGGCTTAAAAGATGGTATAAACATATCCTCACTCTTAAAATTATCTGCTATAATCTCAACTTCGTTTATTGGCTTTAGTTCTCTGCGCTCTCCATCCTCTCCGTCAAAGAAGAGACATTCTACTGGCATACAATCTGGCCTCATCTTTTTCTCCTAATCCTGTTTAGCCCTATCTACTCTATCTTCAGCTTTGCACACGAGTTTGTATCCTAACTTACGTCCTCTATTATTTAACCATGCAAAGCTTCTTTCTCCTTTTCTTTTAGCATCAGTAAGCTCTTCAACTGCCATCACAAGCTCACCATCTCTTGTGTCTATTGCAATATCTCCTGACTTGAAAAAGTGTTTCTCTTCCTGCTCTTTCTGGGCTTTGAGTTCATGAAGTTTTGCAATAATCTGTCCATATCTTTCCATTTCCATAGCTATGCGTACAGGATTACACGTCCAATAGTTAAGAGCATTAATAGGACACTTCTTACAATTATCTGACTCACTGCAAAGCTCACCAAGGAATTTTTGTAAATCTTTGTGGCTCACATTCCTTTTTGTATCCACTTTTTCTACGCCTTCTACACTCACTATTTGTGGACAAGGAAATTTGTCGCCAAAATCAACTGTTATACAATTGCCATAGCTATATGCTTTTTCTGCCTCTGTCACAACCCCAAATATTCTCCCACTGTATTCTTGCCCTACGTCTGTTTGTGCCACCACAGTGTCACCAACCATAAACTTTTTCTCTTCCATATCTACCTCTTTCACTTTCCTTTCTATTAAAATCCTATTCTTATTTTCCTTTTTTTTATTAAAGCGGAACATCACACCATATCCGCTTTTCAAATTGTAAAACCCAAATGCTCTCTTATTCTAATATAACTACATCCTATTTTTCCGACAGTTCTTGGTCGAGAGATTTAGTTCGTACACTCCCTAGGATGCGCCCTTGATTATTTTTCGAGTATGGCCGCCACAAGGTTTTGACCATGTTGTGCGATAACGTCAGATTTTCTATTATTCGTTGACTTACTCAGGCTTTACTTTAATTGGTTTACTTATTCTAAATTATTTTTAATGTCTGATTTTTGTAGAGTTACTGGTACATTACTCATCACTTTTGTCTATTGGTTTTAACATACATTCACCATAGGAAAAATGTCCTTCGTCCTCTTTTATTGTGTATACTTTTGTTATATATACTTCCGAACTGTACAATACATTTACCTCTGTAATATCTGATATTGTTACCACTCTACCCCTATATTCTTCCATAGGTTTACAACATTCGATTAAGTCATAATGTTTTCCAGCTTGTAAATCATTTCTAATTTTAACTTTATCTCCTGGTTTATATTTCATTTCTATACTTGCTCCTTTTTTTTGTACTCATCCATTCTGTGCCTATATATTATTTCTATAAATTTAGGCATGTTCAAACATATTGTGTCATAACAATTCCATAAACCTGCATCTCTAGCCCAATTACCTAGTTCACATCCATCTATTGAGCCTATGTCCTCATTATTGCTGCAACCAACAGAATCATGGGTTTTAGTGCAGTATTCTCTATATGCACTAACAACTCTATCGGAACATCTTTTATCCCAACTCTCTTTTCCACATTTCAAACAAAAATACGGTATATGTTTATATGAGTCAACACATTCTTTTGCGTTTACATATACGTAATAATCATGACGGCACAATGCTCTTCTCCAAAAACCTTTTTTGCTAAAAGTGTGCATTCTTGTCTTATTTGCTCCATAATATGATATTGTAATTTCGATAGTCCTCTCACTGCTTTTCTTCATATTTTTTATCTCTCTTCTCTAACTCAACCAAAATCGCAACATTCGCTGCAACGTGTTCTAAATGTGTGCATCCACTCTCATCCAATCCACTTGGATTATCTATGTATGCCAACCAATGCCTATACATTGCATCTCTGTAATGCTTAATATCTCCATGCTTCCAGGAATTTTCTACCTTATACTTCTGATTGCCATAGTTAAGTACTTTTGCAATTGCATATAATACAGAGCTAGGCACTAAAGATAATTTAGCTTTTTTTCTTTTATTCTCTCTTGCCATATCTTTTATTTCTATATCTTCAGTTTCAAATAATTCTCCCAATTCTTTCTCCATTCTATCTATTCGTTTTTTATTGACATAAAATATCTTTGTGATAAACTTGACAACAATGTGTGCTTTTCGCAGTCTGTCTTTGATAGTTGCCGATGCTGACATTGGTACATTTTTCTTTCTAGCGATATCCACAATTATGCTCTCAGTAGCTCTCAATTGCTGGGAAGGAGGTGATTGTATGATGCTTTCACATTTTATAAACCTAGCATCTCATTTGGTCAGTGTCGGCAATTGCGAAAAGCACACATTGTTGTCAAGTATTCAATTTTGTATGAGTTTAACGCAGTCTCTACACCTCTGCACCAATCTGCTAAACGACATTGATTTACTATTATTTTCAGCAACCCTATTGCAAACTATGATAATAGCGTGTTGTCTGAAAGGAGGTAGTAGTATGATTAATTTAATTTGTTCCACGATTAATTTAACAACGCAAATAATCAATGTCGTAGGTTGCGTTAAGCTCATACATTTTTGAATTCATTTCTGTTTTATCCCACCGCCTTTCTTAATTGTTCTGTTATATAGATTTGCCCCTTACCAGTTACGTAAGTGGTTGGATAAACCTTCTGTCCATAAGCTGTATTTTTAGTAACGTTATTCACCTCAAAGTACCCTTTAGACATATACTTTTGATATGGTGTATTGCATGACATGAGAATTTTCTCTGCCCTCATCCATGCCATTAGTTTATTTCTACCCATGTTGATACCTTCGTCATGTAATAGTTTAGCAAGTTTATTCATGCTAATAGCATCAGCACTTTTTGTTACAATCTTTGCATACTCTACAAATGGCTCTTGTAATTTTAATTGCTTATCCTTGGATTCTAATAGCTCATCCTTAAGCTTTAATGACTCCAGCATAATTAAATGTGCTCTGGCCATAATTTGCATGTCGGTATCTTCGTCTGAGAATGGTATGTATCCACCAGTCTTTCTTATTTGAGGAAGAACCTCAGATGTTACCCAGCGTTTAAATTTTTTAGCTGATTCAAGTTTGCTACTAAATACTAATGCGTAAAGACCTGACTCGTTGATGATGACAGCTTTACTTTTGTAGTTAGAACCTGTACCCTGAATCAGGGTAGTGGTTTTATCCTCTTCGTATACATGATTTGAAATTGCATTCTCTGGCTTGGCGTAGCCTAGTGCTTTAGCAACATCTTTTCCTACAAAATAAAATTCATTGTCTTTGTATAACGTTCTGACTTCTCCAAACTCATTGTTTCTAAATATTCTTATATCTTTCAAAATACTCCCCTCTGATTTCTTCTTTACATTATTTCCCTGATTAATAGTTTCCGCTAAGAAATCTGTGACCTCAGACAATAACATTAAAATATAGATATAAAATTGTAGCTTTCATTTCGATTTATAAAAATCACTTTTGCACACAAGAATAGTGCGACTTAAAAAATATAATTTTTTGGAATTTTCGGTCTGATATGACCTGCTCTTGACGTGAGCGTGCTTTAATTGCCTTGACATGGCAGCACATCTTAGATAGATAGCATATTCTTAGTAACTTTGAATTAACTTACGCTGACCCACACGTGGTACAAGTTCTATTAATCAAAACCTTGTGTTATTTGAAAAAAATTAGGTGTTACTAAGAATATGCTCTTGCAAAAGTCCATCATGTATTACAAACCTTTGCTTCAAGTGTAATTACTAGTCCATATGGACATACTTGTTTTATTTAGTTTTCTAGGTGCTGATTTTTCTAACTGTTTGTATAATATCATATCAAACATAGTTTGTCAACCCTTTTTTATGTCTTTTGAAACTTTTTTATTTCTTTTTGTTTTTGCTTTACTACATCAGTGTATTATAGTGTTTACGTATACTCCTTTTGGAAGAGGACAAGTACAACTAAACTCTATTTTGGTAATTGTAATAATACTCACCCCTTTCTTCGTATTTACACGAACCTGCCTACCAGGGGCGTATCTTATAATGCGAGTAAGCCCATGTGGAACTCTCCATACACGCTCTTTTCCCAGCTCACCCTCTTCAGGATGCATTCCATATACATATATAGTTGGTATGTCTCTATAGGATTCATCTACTACTTCATTTACTTCTCGAATAACCTCTACATCATCAACACCATGGCTTTTTAATACCTTATACAATACGTATCCATCTATGAGGACATTGTTTTCATCAACAACTATATCCCTATCCATCTTTTTATTAAACCTGTATTCGGCATCACACCTTATCATCTTCTCTAGCTTTGGCGGTGTCTCTTTGAATTTTTCACTGATGATTATTTCATCCAAGTCCATAAGTTCTTTTGTTCTTTTTATTACATTCATTCCGCTCCTCCTTTATCTGTATACATACTTCCTTTTTTCCATTTTAGATATTGCCTTTTCTACAGATGAGCCATTCTTTGCAATGTTATTCATGGTTACTCCAAGCATAATTTGTAACACACTGAACTCATCTTTTATTTCTCTTCTATTTCTTAATAACTCTCTTTGCTTTGCATATAACACCCATCCTTTGTGCATATCCTTGTTTTTACTCATTTCTATTTCATGTTTTACATTTTCAAGTTCCAAATCTACCCTTGACAATTCATGTTTCAGCTCATTGCTACGCCTAATAGCCTCTTTAGACATTACTTCAATCTCTCTGGCTTTTTCTCTCCACTTGTCCACTCTATTAGTTACTTCTCTTGTTGTGCCGATTGCTTTAACAACCTTCAGAGTTTCGTCTTTAATTTTATCTGGAAGAGTATCAAGTATATTATTTGCAATTTCCATCTGTTCGAATATACTGCAATTATTAATGCTGGTAACAACTGGCTTGTTATTGCCATTGATTTCAATTCCTACACTACCATTAGATATTATATACCCTACTATTTGATTCACTTCCTTTCCATCGATTTTCTATTTTCTACTAATCCATTTTTTGTAACAACATATTTAGTTTTATACACAGGAAAATTAATATAGTTTGCCAATGCCAATAACGGCATTAACCCCTTGCTTTCATAAACTCTCCAAAGTGCCTTGATGCGTTTTTTTTCAGCTCTGCTCCAAACACATAAATTTCCAATCCCATCTATTAGAATACAATATTTGTCTGGTTGGTTTTTCACTGCTTCAAATGCCTCTTTAATATCTTTTGTCATATCAAAGCATACAGTCATTGCATAATGCTCTTCGCAATTTATCTTATCCATTCATCAACTAGCTCCCATTTAACCTTTTTGATAGTGCTCTGTCGTGTCTCGCAATACTATTTAATAGTCAAAATTTTTTACCCCCCC